CAAGCGCTTCGGCCTTGACGTCACGCGGCTGCTTGGCTAGCCCTTCGCCATAGGTTTGATCTGCTGGCACCTGACCGCCAGTTGATGCACGCTTGGCGGGTGGTGGTGGCGTGAAACCTAGACCCTCGTAATCAATCACCGGCACTGTCGTTGATCGGCAGTTGAAGTGTTGCGGCGGTGTTGGCCCCTTGCCATATTCAAACTCTTTACCATCCAATGCACGACAAATGCTGCTGGTGCGGGTGTCCAATGTTGCCACATAGCGATACTTTTTAGTGATGTCTTGATTTGCTTCATATACCTGTTGGCTTGCGGTATTTGCTACTTGGTTGATGCTAGTGCGAACAAGGGTCACGATTTGATTGTCAGCTACAGCAGTTGACTGCCCACCTGCTGCAACGAGTTGTTTGACGGTCTTGGCGCGGTCGCCAAATTGCAAGTTGCCAATTAACCGCTTGGCAATGTCCGGCGTGGTTTCACCAGTGAGCAGGCCCTGCCGCACCACCTGGCTGAACCGCTCGGCTTGATCTACGGCAATACCACGAAACGCTTTGGTCACCACCTCACCGTTAGGCAGTGTAATAGTGGCGCCTTGGGCAGCGGTCAGGCTGAATGTTTGCGGTGCGCCTTGCACTGCTGCAAACAGGTCATCCGATAATGCAACCACATTGAATTGTGTGGGGTCAGTGGTGACCACGCTTTGAGCAAATTGCGGGCTGATCTCCACAGTGCGTACTGCATCCCTAGCACCAGCAGGTAGCGCACGTGCTAACTGGTCTGCCACAAACTCAGACTGCAACTGCGCAATGCCTTGTAACTCCACTGCGGTCAATTCGGTTGCATCACCAGCCCATGTGCCAAGGCTGTCCTTAAGTTGCGCCAAGATGCCACGCAACCGTGCCGCTTTAACTGGTGCCGCTAGGTCATCAATCGTGCGTAGTTGATTAACTGCATCAATGATGATGTCGTTATACGCATTGATGATCCGCCGCGCCACGCTATTGCTGTAGCGGTTCAAGTCAATCGCGTTACGGTATAGCGCGGCAGGGGTGCTCATTGGTAGATGCCAAGATCCTCAGGTGCATACCCAGATCGGATGCTGACATTAGCGCATTGCTTTAATGCTGTTTGCACCAGTGCTGCAAAAGCGTCATAGCCATTTTGCCCATCTTCATGCAGCACCACTTCATCTACCTCATCGGCTTTGCCATCTCGATACCACGTGACACGCACAATGGCCAAGATTTCATCTGGCAATTTGCAGATGTGATAGTCAAGCTCCTGTTGCCTCGGTGGTTTCGGTTCGATCATTTCCATCATCAGAATCATCCAGTCCGTTAGCAGGTCCAGCAGGTTGTAGATCCATGCCCGCATTGGCCGTTGCCTCAAGCTCCTCCTCTACGTTAAAGTCATCGCCCAGCACTTCACCGTCAGCCAAGTTCTGCAGGAGCGTTTCTTGGGTGATGGTGCCAGCAGTGTAAAGCTGCAGCAGGCTTTGGATTTCCTGTGGTTCAAGGCGTGCACCAATGAAGTCACGGTTCACCAAACAGCTACCAGCAGCTTCGTTTTGACCGAGGTACTGCGCGTGGTATTGGAGGCAGTTGTCGATCATGTCTTGCACGTTTTGCGCAATGACCATCATCGTGCTGTCACCTTGACTGCGATCAATGCGCTTGGCTTCTGCGGTTTCAGCACTCAGCTTTTGGCCGAGCACTGCCGATAGGCCGAGTTCATTGATCTGCGCTGCCAGTTGCTCCAAGCGGCGGAATTGATAGTCGAAGCTGCTGCCACCAGGTTCGATGTACTCAGCGCGACCATCAGCAGGAAATGCAATGGCCTCGCCGGGGCCTGCTGATACCTCTTCGGCAGCAGACGGGAACCCGTAAAACGCCAGCATCGGCACTGCGCTGATGTGGAGTTGATTGTCGAGGTCTGATTGCACCTGATAGGTCTTGAGGTTCAGCTCGGCAATATCCTCCAGCGGTGGCCGCGACTCCAGGTAACCATGCCGGTTGGCATAGGCCACTGAGAATGGGATGCTGTCAAGGCTGGTGGTGCCCTCGTCAATGATCTTGAACTCACCCTGATCGTCGCGTTGATGCAGCTCATACGCGCCAGGCGTTAGCAGCCTGACTTGCTCCACTGCCTTCTCGCCATACTGCCCATCAGGCACGATGGTCGATTCAAGCAACCGTAACTGGGTAAGACGCTGCTGGCCATCTTGTAATTCAGTACGCCAGCCAAGGATTTGCCGTGGCGTATACGTCACCCAATAGGGTCTACCCCCATCAGATGGTGCATCCACCAATGTACCAATGTGGCCATAACGGACGAGCTTTCGTGCAGTTTCATAGGTCCAAACGTTGAGGTCATTGCCTTGTAGGTCTACATCAAACAGTTGCTCACGGATGGTGTCGCTGGTGTCATCCAACCGCACCGGCTTACGGGTGAGCATCCCAGCCAGCATCCGCTCAAGGCGCTGATAGTACGGCGGGCAAACGCTACGCGCTAGGCGGTTGTCGTAGGACTCATCTAGCTCCCGTGGTTCCTGCGGCAGGTACCGGCGATGCTTGCGGCGCATCCCGTAAGTGCCCTGCATCAGGTCTTCAATTAAGATCCAATGCGGCTCTTGCGCATACCAAGCGGTATTAGGGTCATTGACCTTTGTGACCTGCCGGCGTGCAAGCGGCCTGTCGTATGCGTTATAGCCGGAATACATTAGGCCGCCTGCGATGCGAACAGTTTAAGCAGCCGTCAGCGTAATGCTGTTGCGACCTAGCTTAATTTCAAATTCAGCTCCGGGCTTAAAGCCAAGCTGTTCGACATAAGCAGAACCAACCATCAAGTTGCCGTTGAATTGCACCTTGGCTTTATGGCTGAGTTTACGACCTAACTTTTTGGCAGGGCTCAGCTCAACACCTTTGGCTTCAAGCAGCGCTTCATAAAACTGGGTGAAGCAAAGCTTATCGCCTTTGACGTAACCACATTCACGCACGAGGTCAGATTTATTGAGGTCGCCAAGTTCCTTGACTTTAGCGAGCAGTTCAGATCCGGTCAGCATTTGGTATGGAATTGCTGGGCCTTGTGAGCGTAGCACCTAGTAGAGCCTGATGCCAGTGCTGCGTCCAGCGCCTGCATGTAGTGGGTTGAACTCACGCCAGATCAGGTAGCCCAGTGCGTCGTTCATGTGGTCATGGCCAGCGTCTTTATCGGGGTCGCCTTTCTCGGTGTAGCACTGCAGTTCTAAGCATTCAATGAGCCGCTTGCAAGTTTCTGACACCTGGAGTCTGACCTGACCTTTGCCGTTTTCGAGGAGCGCTTGCACTGCAGCGATGCGATCACGAACGGGCGGGTTTGCTTTGGGTGACTGGTTGGACATGCCGTAGGACTCAAGGATCTGGATGTCAGTGCGGGTTGCATTGGTGCTGCGGTTACCGCCGCTGGCGTCGGGGTAGACGTACATACGGCGATGCGGATAGCGCCTGACGATTTCCTGCGCCATGGCGTCGGTGTCATGCGCGCCTGATATTTCATCAATGACCAGCAACCTGTCGCTCATGCGCACGGCAATGATGGCGGACATGTTGCCAACGTTAAAGTCAACGCCAACCCTGAGCGGCTCGCGGTCAATGTCGGGCAGCTTTGTTAACACATGCTTGCTGCGATCAAAACGGTCGTAGATGGTGCCGGTGGCAAGGTTGACGAAATCACCGTCGAGGTATGCCCGCAACATGGTCGGGTCGTAGTTGGCCTGCAGCCGCTCGATGAAGTCTGGCGGCAGGTGTGGATTGTCTACAGACCGCATCTTGATGAGCTTGCGATCCTCGCGGCCTTGTGCCTCTTCACTGCCGAAGGTGTTCCACATCCAGCGGAAGCCTTCTGGTGTGCTGGCCGCACCAAACTGCCGGACATTGCCAGACCGCAAGCGGCCAAGGATCTTTGGGAATGCCTTGTTGGCAATGGATGGCGTCACGGTGTCGATCTCGTCCGCCAATACCCACGCAAGGTTCAAACCAATGATGCGTGACCAGTTCTCGAAGCTGCGGCACAGGATCTTGGTGTCACCGCCTGGCAGGTGCAGCATGTATTCCGGCAACGGGCTAGCGCGGAAGGTGTACGGGATCTCATACGCCTCTAGGAATTGCTCGAAATCGTTCTGCCAGATGTCACGAATCAATGGGCCGGTTGGTTCCATCACCGCACCAATGAAGCCTTGATTGGCTGCAGCCAGCATCACCGCCTTGGCGCATAACGCACGGGTCTTGCCGGCGCCATAGCCAGCACTGATGCCAATGATTTCGGTGCGGATTACGGTTTTAGCCGTGCCGTCAGGTGCCACGGCAATGACATGATGTAGGCGTGGCTCGTCGCCTTTGGGCTTAAGCAGCCGGCCAACAGCCGTAACAGTAGGTTTCATTCTTCGTCAGCGTTAAACAGTGATTCCATTAACTCAGCCTTGACGATCTCCAAGCAGCCGATCAGCTCAACGGCTGTCAGCTCAGAGTCGCTCATGGCCTGAGAGACCGCAGCAAGAAAGTCTTCCATGGTGTGACGTGGTTTCGGTTGGAGCTTAGCGAGCTTTGCGCGCATTTGCAATCGCTCGACGCACGGATTCAGTTGTGCCAATTCTTTGACCTCGCTTTAGCGCACGACGCGAAGGAGCAAGTAGGAAAGCTGTAGCTCGTTCTTGTGTTC